TGATACTAATCGACTGATGCCAATCAATTCCAGTCACCCCCATATTCTAAATACATTATAAAGTGTCAGGGTTCGGATTTAATGATTTTTCACCCTTACCTTCAGCTTCTTGTTTTTCTTTATATTTTTTCATTAAATCTTCCTGCACTTTCATAATTTCTTTGTTCGCAGAATTAATTCTTTGTTGTGACCTTTGTTTCCAGGATTCAACTTTTTTCTTGTGATTTTTTCTATGTCTTGATTTTGGCATAATTATATTATTTTTATATAAACAAATATATACAATTTAATTGAAATGACAAAATATTTATAATACATATGTCGATACTTTTAGAAAAATTAAGAAAAAAGACACAAAATGTCTTAACAGTTACCAAAGACGAAAGTCTTTTAGAGCAAATTAATGCAATTAAGAAAAATCTTTATGTAGATACTACTCTAGCTACACTTCTACACTCTAACCATTTTGACCATAAATGGAACCCTAATGTCCAAAATAAAATACAAGAACACATAGATGGTGTATACAAAAAAAGAAGACATGAAAATATTAAAAAAGTAATTTTTGAATATCTAGATGGTTGGGTAGAAAAAAAAGATGTAGACGGATTAACCTTTTTTGTTTTACCAACTTCTATTGGGGTGGGTAATTTTGACCCAACAGATAGTAGTGATTATGATTCAATTACTAACATTATAAAAAATAAAATAATAGATATATTTCCACTATCTTCTGGTCAAGCTATGGCGTTAGCTATAGAATATATGAGTCCAGATATGTTTAAAGATGAAGACCTATGGGGTAGCCTAGGGTTAAAACCATTAAATGAAGAAACAAAAAAAGAACTAAACCCAAAAGTAAAACCAGGTGACCATATTAGAGTTGTGCATTTAGACCACACAACTTTTCCATCCGAAGATGAATCAGGTGGTGAATATATTCCACCAGAAAATTATTCTAAAGGTAAAGTGGTGGAAGTAACTATAGACGAAACACCAGATGGTGAAGAAGTTACAATATTAAAAGTTTATTTTCCAGAAATGGAAACTTTTGTGGATAATGGATATCATGAATACCACGATGATGGGGTTAGAGTTTTAATGGACCCATATGACAAATATATTAAAATAGAAGATGTATTAACTGAAGCGGGTATGATTGGTGGTGGACGTAAACCAAGAAGAAATATATCTGATGCCCTAAGAGGTAGTTTAGTTCAAGCTGTGTTTACAAGAGAAGGTGGTTGGGGACGACCATCACAAAAATTTATAATATTTATGACCCCTACTGGTAGTGTAGCAGACATACAACAATCATCAAGTACATCTAGTAGTAATATACCTTTTGAGATAGACCAAAAAATTAGTTTTGGTGATTTATATAGATTTGAACAAGATTCGGAATATGACCTTCAAATGAAAGGTAGGTTACGTGAACATGAGGAGCAACTAAAACTATTCCCAACAGGACAATGGGACTTTACAGCTGGTATGGAAAAAGAAGATATGGATGATGTCATGGAAAGAGTGCCAGAAAGAATTATACCTTATATTTTTAAACAATGGGATGAACACGGTGCAGACCTTAATGATATGAAAATATTAGGGATTGAGGTAAACTATAATGTAGCAGTCTTTTTAGTAAAACGTTGGTTACAAAACACCACAAAACCAGTTATGGTTAGTAGAACCTATGATTGTGATGATTTAACAGGGTTATTTGATAGAAATAATAGAGATTATGATATGAGTTACATACATGACTTTTTATGTAGTTTAGATGATTGGTATGAACATAGTGATTGGTACAATTATGAATATGATGAATATATGTTACAAGATATTGACAAGGGGAATTGGGAAACTATAAGTAAAATTTTTGGTGGTGTATCCAAGGAAGTTGCTGAAGATATTTTAAGTCCAGGTTCTACCAGTGAAGAAATAGATGAACTTAAAGAAAAGTATGAGGAAGAAATAAATGAGATTGAGAATTTTATAGTGTGGGCTCATAATGATGAAGCTGAATATGCTGTTAAAGAAGCTATGAAAGAAGATATTTTGGATAAATTACGAGAACATTTTGGAGCTGATGGTAAATTATATAGAAGTGATGAAGATGGTTCGTGGTCTTGGTATTTTGAAGATGATTTAAAAAAATGGGTAAATGATGGTAATACGTGGGACAACATAGAAACATTTGAATATCATCCTGATTACGCGGGAACAACACTAGAAGACGCGTTAGTAGATATAAACCCCATATACTTAAATGAAAAACAAATTTTTGACATGTTGATAGACGAGGAGTATATGTTCCATGATTATTGTGAAGGAAAAAAAGGAGAATGTTTACAAGCGGAAACAAGATGGTTTGATGGGTATTATTTCCCAAGCTATGACATTAACCAATCATTATCTGATAGGTTACCAGAGTTATTGTACGAACCAACAGTAACAACACCAACAGGTGAAACAGAACCTATAAATGAACAAGAACAAAGAATTAGAGTAAAAACAATTTTTGAAAATGATAATTGGAAATATGTGTGGCCAATAAATGATTATAGTTTTTGTCAATTAGCTAAAGGTACACAATGGTGTAGTGACGGTGTTAAATCGTTTGAGGGGTATGGAACATCTTACATACTACAATCTAAAGATACTGGTGAAAGGTGGAAGTTTGATGATAGGGAAAAAGTACCTGGATTACCAAGCCCCCATGTTCAAATAAAAACTAAAAGTAATAAGTGGTTAAACCAACATAGATTTTTAGCGGACAAACCAACTTTACACGACATGTTTCAACAAACATACACAACGTTCGATAAAATGAAATATGGTGTAGAGTTAGACTCCACTATTTTAGAAGATTTAAGAGATACAAATGAGTTTTCTAAATTAGTTTATAATATGATTAAAAATCCAAATCCTGTAACTGAAGAAAAATTAAAAGAGTTTTTATCTGATATGACTTATCTTGAAAATGATTATAACCCTGTAGTTCAGAGTGTGTATTTTGGTAATAAAGGTGTGTCAATTTATTATGACGAGTCTATTTTTAAAGAAAAAATTATGGGTGTTGACGAAGACGATGATTGGTATTTTGAGTTGGCCACCGACAGATATTACTATAATGACCACTGTGAGGAAATGGATGATGAAGAATTAAATTACATGCATTATCATTTAACACCAGAAACCACTCAAAAACTTAATGATATGGTGACTGTATTTGGGGAAGACCCAAATAAATATGTTTGGACAGATGACGGTTCTATAGATGAAATGATGCAAGAGTTAGTACCAGAATTATGGGAAAGAAATTATTACGAACTTCTAGACGCTCTCGGGTGTGCAGTTGGAAGGTCTAGAGTAAAATCTGTGACAGAAACGGTATCAGAGGACAAAGTTTTAGATTATGAATATGTAGGAAATAATAGATACCCATTATGGAAATTATATATTACTTATGAACAATTACTTTATATAATAGGTGACAAAAAAATTAATAATTTTCTTGAAATAGAAGATACTGAAATAAATCATATTGATGGACAATTATCTGATGTTTGGTATGACGCTTGGGACATTGATAAAGAAGGTGTAGATGAATTTAATGAAAGAATGATTTGGTTTATAGATAAAGTTGTTGAAGAGTACGGTGGTGATGTAGAAAAGTTAAAGGCTAATAGAGAGGAATTTAAAAAAGTAACCGAAGAGTTAGGGTTTACAAAACCATACTCAAACTCTGATTTAAAACGACAAGATAAGTTAGAAGCTGGTATAAGAACAGTACAGATAAGAGACTATAAACCAAAAGATAACACTCTAACAATTTTCATTTCAGGAGCAGGAACAGGTAGTTATAATAGCAAAAGGTATGAAATAAAGTTAGACCAATTAGCTGACTATACCTTAAATTATGAATTAGATTTAGACACAAACTAGTCTACACCCCAAACAAACCCATCTATTTTATGTTTATAAGGGTATTTTTTATTACCCAACTCAATTATAACTTTTTCACCTAAATTAATAGCATTTTGAACGTCCTCAATTACAACATATTCAGTACTAGAATGCCAACCATAATATCCAGCAGCAAAGTTTAAACAACTAAAATCAAATTTTTCTTTTAAAACCATAGTGTCGGTATAAGGGTGGTGTCTCCATTCACTAATGCCGTGTTCTAATATTAAATTTTCACATTTTTTAATAAACTCACCATCTTGTTCATAAAGTTTAACACCTAAAAGAGTTTTACTCATTGTGTTGTTTTCGGTGGAATCAAACTGGACAGCATAACCAACATCTTTAAAAAAAGATTCATCAGCTGCTTTACTACCCTCACAACCTATTTCTTCAGCTACAGGGAAAAAAGCTTTAATATTGTCAAATTTATCTAATAATTCTAAACATATAAAGACACCAGCTTTATCGTCACCACCAACACCACACCTTTCACCACTCATAGAGTCGTACCCAACCAACGAAGGCTTTTCTTCACCCTGAGCATTTAATTGTAGTTCCTCCACAACTTCGTATTCTTTTATTTGATGTACACTGTCTAGATGGGCAACTAGACATGGATAATAGTCAGACCTACCCTTAGTTATATAAATGGAACCTAGGTCATCTAAGTAGTACTCATAACCTTTTTTATCTAATATATTAGTAACATATTCTATTAATTGGTCTTCCTCCCAAGTGTACGTAGGAACTGATAAAATATTTTTAAGTTTTTCTTTCATACTACAAAGATAATGAAAAAATTTGAATTAAACAAATTATATTTATTAATATGGTAAATATATTAAAAGAGGAGATAAATAGAATTAAAGAATTGATTTTTATAAAAGAAGAAGATGAGGGTTTAGGTAAATACATGGACTCAACCTATCTAAAAACACCAGAACAAGCAGGTATAGGTGAGGAAGAAACAGATGTTATTATATTTAACACAATTAAAGATGCTATAGAACATAATATGAAATTGGTCATGATAAGACCAGAATATGTTGAGTCAGCTCGTAAATTTATAGATGATAAAGGAGCAAATCTTTTAGTGGGTACCGTGATTGGTTTTCCACATGGTAATAATAGTCATGGTGAAAAAATGGATGAGGCCTTAAAAGCTATAAAGGATGGTGTGGACGAGTTAGATTTTGTGGTGAATTATAAAGATTTTAAAAATGGTGACCTAGACACTATTAGGTATGAGGTTAGTGAAGGTACAGTTATTGGTGTAGATAGAGGAAAATCAGTAAAATGGATTATAGAATCTGCAGCTTTAACAAGTGAAGAAATAGCTGAACTAACAAAATTAATTAGTACAATAGTTATACAAACTGTGGGTATTGAAAAAGCAAGTAATGTTTTTGTTAAAACTTCTACTGGATTTTTTACACCTGAAGACGGTAGTCCCGGTGGAGCAACAATTGACGCTGTGTCAATAATGTCACAAAATGCAGGTCCTTTGAAGGTTAAAGCGTCTGGTGGTATTTATAGTAAAGACGATGTTTTAGCCATGGTTAACGCGGGAGCATCTAGAATAGGAACTTCAGCAGCAAAAGAAATAATGTTAGGTCAAGAAACAAGTAAAGATTATTAAATGAAAAATTTAATTAAAAATATATTAAGAGAACAAACAGCTACAGATATTGATAGTTTTAAAGAGGAAATATTTAATTTATCACTGGAAGAAAGAAAAGCAATACAAAGAGGATTAGAAACCTTAGAGACACTAAAACATTCAGAAAATCTAGAAGAATCAATAAACTATAAAGGTATACCAGAAATGAGAGCCTCTAGTACTGTTGGTAAAATATTTAAATGGTTTAAAAGGTATATAACAGACAAGGCAACTAATTTTCTTATTAATGCGTCTATGAATGAAATAAAAGATACCATTCACATGATAAAGGTCTTAGACCCAACCGATATGGTTGGTATATTTAAACCAAAAGCGATGTATTTGGGTGGGGGTATAGATTTTGCTGAAGACGGTGCTTCTTGGAGAACTAAAGTAGAAGAATTTTTTGGTCCTAACCATGTAGTTAAGGATGAAAGGTTATACAAATTAGTGACAACTGGAGATTTAGACTATTCAGGTTTAAAAAAGCCAGCGATATTAAACCCACTAAGAGCTGAAACGGTTAGAGCAGAAGACCCAGAATTCCAAGAAATGTTCGGTAAGTGGAAAGCTAATGAATTGACAGATGAAGACATGTTAATTTTTAAAGAAAAAATTAGAGAACAGATAGTACACCAAGACCTATATATGTTACAAGTGTGTGATACTAATTTAGTAAGTTTTGATGGTACTGCTGGTGCTGGAACATTTGGTGAAGCTCAAATATCAGCTCTAAAAAACCAACAGGTTTTTATTTGGTTAAATAAAGGTCAGAAAATGTCTAACATTTCTCCTTGGTTGTTTCCATCTATAACTAAGATTATAAAAGATGATGAAATATGGCCATTTTTAAATAATTTTAAATAATGACTAAATTAGTTTTAAAAGAATCTGAATTAGTTAAACTAATTTTAGCCACACTAGAGGGAGCCCAACAACAATTACAAGAACAAACCAGTTTTGCGGACGACAGTTGGCACCTTCCATTGGGACTTAAAAATGGATGGAACTATCAAGACGGTGCAACCTATTTTATATCTGCGGACCCTTACGATGATGTGGTTGTTTCATTTCTTGGTGGTCCAGAAGCTGGAGATTATGGTGGGTTTGTCCCAAATGACGGTAGAAGTTATGGTGGGTATGATAGTTATGAGGAGTATAGAAAAAATGAGCTTTATAATACCGGTGAAAAAAAAAATGAAAAAAAACGATTACTAGCCTGGAGAAGTAGTGTTGAATTTGGTGGACAGGAAAAAAATGGAGTATGTAGGGTTTACTGGGAAAATATGGCGGCTGGGGATGACGATACGGGTAGTTATCTTGGAATTCACGAATACCTACACATGTATGGACCACAGGGATACACCTCTAAAGTTTATTTAGACCCAAATAATAAAGAAATGAGCAATGGACCAACATTTATAGATAACATTAGAAAATGGTCTGATAATCCAGAATATTCTTTAAAAGAAAGAGACCAACGCTCAGTTAATCCGTGTGATTACGTAGAATTATTTAATTTACCAAATAAATGGGTTAAGAAATGTGAGGATATGTATGATGGATTCGCAGCAACATGTTACTCCACACCATGTCAGAAGGACATACTGTGGGAAAAAATGGATAAAAAATTAAGTAAAGTTTCCGGTTATGACAAACGAGGAGAAACAACATCAAACATAAAAAATATACAATTTTTAAATCTTGTTGAGTGTTTAGATAAACAAGCTAAAAAAACATTACCAAAGTCCACAAACTATAGTTTTGATAGTAGAACTCGTAGTTATACTGAATTAGAGGAAACTAAAAATGACAAATCCTCAAAATCCTCAAAATCCTCAAGTTCAAGAAATCCTTACACTATGGATTTAACCCCAATTAAAACACTTGACGGTGTAGACCTGGAAGTAAACCCGAAGTTTTTAGAAACTATGGAGAAGGGTCTTGGGTATCTTTTTACTGGTGCTCCATCTAATGAAGAACTTCCGTTTGGAGATGGACTTATATTACCCGCATCAACAGTAAGATTTTTAGAAAAAGTCTTCAATCAAGGAACCAAGGTGTTTAATAAGTTTATAGACGGATTACAATGGATGGTTGACTATTGTGACGGACAAGGTTGGTACTGTGTTGAAATAGTAGCTGGTACTATATCTTTAGCTATGGTTGTAGTTACTCTTTTTGTAGGAACAACACTAGCGGTTGAAGGTGTTATACTTTTTCTTGGAGCCGTAACTGTAGTTGCGTTATGGGAACAAGGTAAGAGAGGTTGGGCAATTGCTGTAGGGTTTTTAGAAGGTTTAGGTATATTTAGATTCCTCAAGATGTTTAAATTCGCTAATATGGGTGATGAGGTTACTGAGGGTGTGATGAAATTTTTTGAAGCTCCAACCACAAAAATATATAGTACATTAGACGGACCAACTAAGGAAATGGTAGATTTTGTAATTGCAAATAGACATACAGCTTATAATATTTTAAAAAATAGCGATGAAGCGGTAGATTTGGTAAAGTTTTCTAAACAAGTAAAGAACGCTAAACAATTTAAGTTACTTACAACTACTAAAGAATGGCAAAAGGTACCAGGACTTAGAAATATTAAAACTTATGATGATTTTTTAGATATGGTAAAGTTTAATGAGGACATACTAAACTATTCTTTCAAAATTTCAATGGGTATAAGATACGCGACCCAAATAGGTAAATGGACCATAGGGTTAGGTTTACCCGCTTTTGGAGCGTACATAAAATATTCTGAGTTTCAGGAATTATTTTCAGATAAGGTAAAGGCAGCTTTCGAAAATAAACTAGATGAAAATGGTACTACTTTTGAGGAGTTTTTTAGTCAGGAAGCAGAAAGAACATGCACATTTGAAGCGTATGTTGATATTTTAAACGGTGGTTGTGTCCCAGAATGGGTTGAGTTTTTAGAACGAGAAACTAGACATGGTGGTGGTAGTCTGCAGGGAGTACGAGATAAAAACGAACGATTGTGGGAAGATTATGTAGAACAGGAAATGGCTTTATTTGATACCGATGATGTGACAGATATTTATGAAAATTTATTTCAGTCAGTAAAACTAATGTATCTAAGCGCGGAAGATTGTTTACTTGACCCAAAGAACTTAGAAAAATTAATAACTGAGTGTGGTTTAGGAAAGTTTGAACAATCAGTTGAAGATAAATTTGATGTCAAACAAGTTTTTAACGACCTAATGGGTATATTTAATCGTGGGGTAGAGGATGAGGATGAACGAGAATTTCTGGTTATAACAGCTTCTCTAAGTCCAGACCAAAAAATAAAAGTTAGAGAATATTTTGCAGATGAAGGGGAATGCTTATGTGATTTGATTGAAGATAATTGGATGGTTAATGAAAAAGAGATATTACAAATGTGGGATATGTGGGAACCGGATAACACTAAAGGACTGAATATGTTTAGTAACTGTACATGTATTGACTAATACTTTTTAACCACTTTTGGGTTTAAAACCCAACCAAATCTATATTCTGAAGTATATTTGTTATTATTGTGTTTTTTACAACAACTACCACAAGCTTTATCCACTTTTGTTTTTCTAGCGTAATAAACTTCTCTTTCACAACTAGGACAAGTAGCGACCCATTTCATAAATTGAGATTTATCCACACCAGAACCACTACTACATCTTTCACCACTACAACCTATAGACTTAGCCATTCTTTTCCATTCAGAGTCATGATTAGAGTAACCCCTTTTTCTATAATCCAACGCGTGAGCTATTTCATGAAGAATAGTATTAATAACTCTTTTTTCGTTATTTTCATGTTCTGTCATAGGCCTAGAAAGTGAAAGTGTTTTTAATCTACCATTATGACAACCAAATCTACGAACTGCTCTGTCCCACTTAAAGGTATAATCAGAAAGACCATGTTGTCTCATTAATCTAAGGGCTATATTTCTTGCTTTTTCTAATTTCATTTTTCCCAACTTATTGTTTTAATCTCTATTCCACCATCCCACGAGTCTGTACTACATCCCAACAACTTTAAAAAGTCTCGAACATCTTTCTGTACTTTTTTACGAATTTCATTACGTACTTTTTTGTTTACTTGGTTGCCCCAAAGAGAATCGTATTTACAATCATAACCACCCCAAAAGTTTTTTCTTGTTCTGGTAGCTTTACTAATTTCTGTTAACAATTTATCTCCGGAATAGCTTGTTCTTGTTTGCACATACCCCTTAACTTTTAAATTCACGTAGTTTTTTCCCCATTGATTATTCATAGGAGTTAAATGTTCATAGTAATCTTCTTCTCTAGCTTTAACCATCGTTATACGATAATCAATCTTCAGCCCTCCTCTCCAGTCACTTTGTTTCGCGATAGAGTTTAAAGAAAATGTTTTTTTCTTGATTAGGTTTTTTAATATTTTTGGTAGTTTTTTCATATCTTATTATACGACAAAGATAGAGATTTTGTTCCAAACTACAAAGATAATTTTACTTTATTTTAACCTTTTTTGTTTTTTTGTTATAACTTAAAGTATATGGGGTGTCTTCTAATATGGTACCTTTTAGAATTTCTTCAGATATAAAATCTTCTATCTCAGTTTGTATAGTTCGTTGTAGAGGCCTAGCTCCAAACTTTTCATCATAACCAGTATCTATAATGTGATTTATAATACTAGGTCCAAAACTAAAAGTATAATTCTTTTTTGTAAGTCTAGATTTTAAATCACCCAACTCAAGACGTACAATCTTCTTTAAAGAAACTTTATCTAAAGAATTAAATGTTATAATATCATCTATCCTATTTAAAAATTCAGGATTAAAAGTGTTCTTTAAAGCTTTTGATATTATAGACCTTACGTGTTCATCTTCTTTTTGTTTCATTGAATTAGTAGAAAAACCTATACCAGTACCGAAATCCATAACCTGTTTTACACCAATATTAGAAGTCATAATAATTAAAGTGTTTTTAAAATTAACTCTTCTTCCAGAAGCGTCGGTGATATAACCATCATCTAATACCTGTAAAAGTAGGTTAAAAATATCCTTATGTGCTTTCTCAACCTCATCAAAAAGAACTAAAGAATATGGGTTTAGTCTAATCTTTTCCGTTAGTTGACCCCCCTCATTATATCCTACATATCCCGGTGGAGAACCAATAAGTCTAGACATTGAGTGTTTCTCCTGAAATTCTGACATATCTACCCTAATTACAGCTTCTTCACTACCAAATACTTCTTCAGCTAATTTTTTTGCTAAATGAGTTTTACCAACACCCGTTTGACCAAGAAATATAAACGACCCAATAGGTTTTCTATTTTCCCTAATACCAACACTATTACGCCTTATTGATTTAGATATTTTTTCTATAGCTTCATTTTGACCAATAACTACAGACTGTAATTTGTTCTCTAAGTTTAAAAGTCTCTTCTTGTCCTTAGTACCCAACCTAGACAATGGTATCTTAGTTATGTCTGATACAACCGATAATACATCATCTAAACTAACCTCTAATTTATTTATTTCTTGTTTTTTCTCCCAAACATCTTTTTTTGTCTGTAAATCATCAACTAATTTTTTTTCATTATCTCTAATTTCAGCAGCTTTTTCATATTTTTGAGATTGGACAACCTCAAACTTTAAAGCCTTAATCTCTACAATTTTCTTTTTAAGGTTTTCTATACTTTTAGGGTATTTTATATCTAATTGAACTTTAGAACCAACCTCATCTAAAATGTCTATAGCTTTGTCTGGAAATTCTCTTTCCGTAATATATCTCTCAGCCAACTCAACACACTGTTTTAATATATCATTACTATATATAACCTTATGGTGGTCCTCATACTTATCCTTAATATTTTTAAGAATTTCTAAAGTTTCTTCTGTTGTTGTAGGTTCTATATATACTTTTTGGAATCTTCTATCTAAAGCACCGTCTTTTTCAATTTTTTCACGATACTCATCTAAAGTAGTTGCCCCAATACATTGAACCTCACCCCTAGCCAAAGCTGGTTTAAATATGTTAGCTGCGTCCAGATTACCAGACGAATTACCAGTTCCGACTACAGTATGAATTTCATCTATAAAGATTATAATGTCATCATTATCTCTTAATTCATCTAAAACAGCTTTCATTCTTTCTTCAAACTGACCTCTATATTTTGTGCCAGCAACTAATGATGTTAATTCTAAAGAAACAATCCTTTTATCTAATAAATTCCTAGGACACTTACCTTCATGAATTATCATAGCTAAACCCTCTACGATAGCAGTCTTCCCACAACCAGGTTCCCCTATTAATACTGGGTTGTTCTTTTTTCTTCTCGATAGAGTTTGAGCTATTCTTCTAATTTCCTTTTTCCTACCAATAACCTGGTCCAATTCATCCAAAGAAGCTAACATAGTTAAATCTCTAGAAAAATTATCTAGTATTGGTGTTGAAGAACTCTTAGATTTATCTTTTGAACGCTGTCTAGGTTCTCCTTGTGGTATTTCATCAATTTCAGACATATATTTTTTTTTAGTTACAAATAAAATTAATAATATATTATAAAATAATCAACACAGAAGACGTTTCTATATTTAAATTTGATATATATGACAAAATGACACCCCCCTCAGTCACCTTGACATTTAATTACTAAATTATTACTTTTGGTATGATAATTGTAATATAACTTAATGAAAGTAATTTCATAAATAAAAAAAAATTAATTAAAGATGGCAAAAGTAATTGGAATCGATTTAGGAACTACGAATTCGTGTGTTTCTGTGGTAGAGGGTGGAAACCCTGAAATAATTGTAAACGGTGAAGGAAAAAGAACCACACCTTCTGTTGTTTCGTTTAAAGATGGTGACCGTAGTGTTGGTGACCCAGCAAAACGACAAGCTGTTACAAATCCTAAAAATACAATATATTCTGTAAAAAGATTTATAGGTAGTAAGTTTAGTGAAATAAGTAAAGAGGCTAAAAAAATGCCTTATGACGTAATAAAGGGTACAAAAGGTATTGTGACTATAAAAGTTGACGGAAAATCTTATGTCCCACAAGAAATATCAGCTGTTGTTTTACAAAATCTAAAAAAGACAGCAGAAGATTATTTGGGTGAAAAAGTAAGTGAAGCGGTAATTACTGTACCAGCTTATTTTAATGACGAACAAAGAAACGCTACAAAAGAGGCTGGTGAAATAGCTGGTTTAAAGGTACTTAGAATTATTAATGAACCTACCGCGGCGGCACTTGCTTATGGTATGGATAAACAAAATAAAGACATGACAGTTGCTGTTTATGACCTTGGTGGTGGTACTTTTGATGTGTCAATATTAGAATTAGGAGATGGTGTTTTTGAAGTAAAAGCAACGAACGGAGATACACATTTAGGTGGTGATAATTTTGATGAAAAGATAATTGAATGGTTATTAGAAGAATTTAAAGTTGAAAACGGAATGGACTTATCTAATGACGCTTCAGCTCTACAAAGACTAAGAGAAGCTTCTGAAAAAGCAAAAGTAGAACTATCAAACTCAACTACAACTGAGATTAATCTACCATATCTTACGGCTGATAATACTGGACCTAAACATTTAGTACGTACACTATCAAGAGCAAAATTTGAATCTATGGTTGAGAGTTTAGTTAAAAAGAGTTTAACACCGTGTAGAAAAGCTTTAAAAGACGCTGGAATGAAAGCAACTGATATTGATGAGATTTTATTAGTTGGTGGGTCCACTAGAATACCAGTAGTACAAAAAGAGGTAGAGAAGTTATTTAAAAAGAAACCATCAAAAGGGGTTAACCCTGATGAAGTTGTAGCAATGGGAGCTGCGATTCAAGGTGGTGTGTTAGCGGGTGATGTAAATGACGTTCTACTTTTAGATGTAACACCACTTTCATTAGGTATTGAAACAATGGGACAAGTGATGACAAAACTTATAGATGCGAATACAACAATACCAACATCAAAAAGCCAAGTATTCTCAACAGCTGTAGACAATCAACCATCTGTGGATATACACGTTTTACAAGGGGAAAGACCTATGGCTGGAGACAACAGAACTTTAGGTAGGTTTCAACTAACAGATATTCCACCATCACCACGTGGAATACCACAAATTGAAGTAACTTTTGATATTGACGCTAATGGCATTATAGATGTAAAGGCTGTAGATAAAGGTACATCAAAACAACAAAATATTAAGATTGAGTCCGGAAGTAGTTTATCAGATGAAGAAATAGAAAGAATGAGAAAAGAGGCAGAAGCAAATGCAGATGCAGATAATCAAAAACTAGAAAAGATTCAAAAACTTAATGAAGCTGATTCCCTTATGTTTCAGACAGAAAAACAAATAAAGGAATTTGGGGATAAACTTGAAGATGGTGACAAGGATAATTTAGAAAGTGTTATAAAAGAACTTAGAGAAGCTTGTAAATCAGAAAATATGACTGAAGTAGAAACTATGATGGAAAAGTTAAATAGCACATGGCAAGAGATAAGTACAAAGTTATACCAACAAACCGAAACAGAAGAACCAAAAACTGAAAGTAAAGTGGATGAGGTTACCGATGTTGAATATGAGGAAGTAAAAGAGTAAGACTTAATATCCCCCGGAATCCGGGGGATATTTATTTAAAAACAAAATTATGGCAAAGATAGTAGAAAAGACACTTAAAGAGAGTTATACCTCTAGCAACCTAAAATCTTCCACTTATAACTCAAAAACTAAGGAATTAATTATGGAGTTTAAAAAAGGGGGAAAATATTCTTATAGTAACGTACCATTACAAACTGTAATAGATTTAAGACGTGCAACTAGTAAAGGAACTTACTTTAATAAGAACATAGCAAAAATTTATAAATACAAAAAAATTTCTTAATCCTTTTATTAATATTTATTAATAATGGAAACAAATAAAATATTACAAAGTTTTAAAGTTAAGGATGAGTTAAATTCTGAAATATGGGATTATACTAATTCTGAAAATGATAAGGAACCTAATTTAAAACCAGATATTGTCGAAAAGTTGTTAGAGATATCAGAAAATTTTATAAACTTTCTTGGTATAGATGTTGATGTAGAAGATATAACTATGACAGGTTCTTTAGCAAATTACAATTGGTCATCATTTTCAGACATAGATTTACACGTATTAATAGATTTTGATAATACAAATATTGACAAATCTGTACTTAGAGAATTATTTAACGCGAAACAAGGAATGTGGAATTCAATTCACGACATAGAAGTACACGGTTACGAAGTTGAACTATACGCACAAGACGCGAACGAACCACACTTCTCAACCGGAGTTTATTCAGTACTAAACAATGAATGGTTAGTGTCCCCTGTTAAATTAGGTGATACTTGGGATGATAACAAATTACTACACAAATCATTATCTTGGATGGATATGATAGATGGTGTAGAAAGAAAATCTTATTTACAAGAACCAGAAGAAACTTTGGAGATAATTCAAAAAATAAAAGAAAAACTAAAAAAGTTTAGAAGATGTGGGTTAGAAGAAAGAGGTGAATTTTCATACGAAAATTTAGTATTTAAATTTCTTAGAAGAAACGGTTATCTTAGAAAACTATCGGAATTAAAAAATAAAATAACAGATGAGACTTTGTCACTTGAAGAATAGAAATTTTTCTTCATAATCAAAGTATTTATTTAAAAAAGTATAAATTATGCCACAAGGAGGAAATTTTGGAGCAGGTTCTTTACCTGATGTAGTTATAGGGGGTGATATTCTATATGTAGGAAGGACAACAACATATAAAGACTATACATGTACTAAGTTTGCAGCTACAGCTGACACAGCATCATTTGCTTACACAACTGTAGGGGGTGTAGCCGCAACCTTTAACTTTGCTAGCAAAGGGGATACTTTTGATATGCAAATAGACCCACAACAATTGACAGCAAATCCTGTTGATGGTGTGTTTTTATGTTATTCTTGTGATTGTAATGAACCTATGACAGGAACTACAGCGTTTGACCAAACAGGGTATGGTGGTTCATTAACTGGTGGGACAGCTACATGGGCAACAAATAATGGAAGTCCTTTTGCTCCAGTAATAATAGGTGGTGGAGGATTAAATAATTAAATTAAATAAAAAACAATGGGAGACTTAAAATCGATTGGTTCAGAAAAACTAACAGGACAAGCTAAAATTAATAGAATAATGGAAATTGCTAGATACGGTGAAACTTCAAAAAACACTGAATTACACATTAAAACTAATTCTTTTACTAAAAGAGCGGCAGATGGAAATATCTACGCTATTGTACATGAAAAAGATGGTTATTATGTAAAATCAGGGTTAAATGAAAGTAGTCTTGATTACGTAAACGGATTATCTAACAAAAGAAAAAATAGATATAGAAGTTATTCAGCAGCATTAAAAAGATTAAATTTAATGTTAAAACCAATAAATGAAGAATATAATGATGGTTATGGTGATTCTATGTACGAACAAGAGGTGGAGGATGAAAAGTTTGTCTTAAAACAACCAGAATCCCAAGCAGCACCAGTACCACCAGCAGCACCAGCAGTACCAGCAGCACCAGTACCACCAGCACCAGCAGGTGGTGAACTACCTATGGATGACATGGATGACATGGAAGCAGCTTATGACGATATGGGTGGTGACGATATGGGTGGTGATGATATGGGTGATGATGTAGATGTAGATGTGGATGTAGACATGGAAGGTGGTGAAGAAGATTTTGACCAACTAGAACAAACCCCAACAGTAAAATCTATACAGAAACTTACTGGGAAATTAGGACAAAAAATGAGAGAATATGAAGATGATATGGATTCTGATATGATTAAATATGTTTTAAATTCTGTAATAGCTGCTGTAGATTTAGACACATTAGATGATGAAGATAGAGATGACATTGTTTCTCGTCTAGAACCAGAATTAGATGATGATTATGGCATGGAAGATGATTTTGAAGCTGATGTTGACATTGATATGGATGATGATGAAGATTTTGATATGGGAGGTGAAGAAATAGATATGGATATGGATGTTGATATGGATATGGAAGTTCCAGCTACACCAGGTGGGTTAGAAGAAAGTTTAAAGAATAAAGTTAACAAAACATTAAAAGGTTATTTTAAATTAACAAATAAAGAAAAAGGTAGAAGATTATTTGAAGACTCTAAAAAAAGATATTTTATTAGAGAAAGTGCTAAACGTAGCCATAAATCTAAAAATATAACCCCTAAGTGTGAAACTATAGAACAAGAATTAAAAGTTAAAACTATTATAGAAAATAATAGAAATATAAAATATAGAGGTAAGACAAAAGCAGGCTCAATAGTACTAGAAGATAGTGGAAATAATAGAAGATTTGGTGTTACTAGAAAAGGGGAACTTATAAAATAAAATGTTTCTAATTTTTATAAACGAATTAGGACCAAATTATAAAAAAGAAAATATATACGAATTTATATTTTCTGAAGACTTGGAAGAGTTGTGGGGTGATGAGTGGGACTCTGTCCCAGCTCACGGTAAACCAGGACCACCGGAAGTTAATTACATACAGAAAGTAGGTGTCCTATCCCAAAGTACCATTAAGTTAGAATTGGTACAGAACTCTGATTATTTTGGAATGGAACACGCTTTAGATAAAATAATATCTTTAGGTTGGGAAATTTCAGAAGAGGACGAGATTAATGAAGATAGGTTAGTTTTTCATTTTGGTGAAAAATTAAAAGATGTAGAAAATAAATTATATGCTAGAGATTTAATTCTAGATTATGATAAAAATATAACTTATGTTGAGTAGACTTAAAATAGTAGATGCGTTAGTAAATGAAGGGTTTTCACATAAGACCCTTTCTTTGTTTAGTGATTCACAAATAAAGGCACTAGGTAAAAAACTTCTTAGTGAAAGAGCACAATCAGAAATTATGTATGCACAGGCAGCTTTACAAGCTAGAGCGGAAAAATTAAAAGACGCTTTTGATAGTGGTATGGCGTCGGTACAAGCTGGTCAAGAAGCTTTATCAAAACAAGTAGCATCTGAAAGTTCTGATGTAGAAAATAACAAAGATGTTAAGACTGTTGATACTGATAATATGGGTAATCCAGATGTAGATATTAAAAAACCTAATAAAAAAAAGGAAAAACTTATAAACGATAAAAAAGATGTGGAAGAAGATGTTACATCAGAAATGGTGGAAAATTGGATGACACAAGTTGTAACCAAGAAAGAAAAACCATTAAGTAAGGCTAAACTAATAGAAATGGTTAAAAATATTCAAGAAGACGATATGGGTGATAGAACTAAAGTTAGGACATACTCACCATATGACCCAGGTCAAAAAAGAAGAACAAAATTATTTGCTTCGGTAGAACAAGAATACGCTTTTGAACAATTAAATAAGTACGTTTTAGATTTAGAAGGTTATGAAATAATGGTTGATGAGTTGGAACGTGGTGAAGACCCAGAAGAGTCAATATTAAATTTATTTTTAGCGTCAGACGCTGGATTTACTTGGGACATTATGATTTATACAGACGGTAATATCTACATGGATGGAGCTCCTATACAAGACTCACAAGATTTAGAAGAAGAAATAAGAGAAAAAGAATCTGGTGGTGAAAACTTTTTTAATGCTGAAGAATTGTCAGAAACTGAAAGAGATAATGAAGGTGTTTATATTGGAGCACCTGTAGGTACGGAAATGCCGGTTAAAACACCAGTAAGAACCCCAACCACAACACCAACAACACCAAAAAGAAGGAGAGGTCCGTTTACAAGACCAAAAACCACACCAAAACCAAAAGCTGGTAAAGATGAAATGCCGGATTGGATGGGGTTTGACGATATAAAATCACAAACTGAAAATTCTTAATAATATGAGAAGAAAAAAAAGATTAAGAGAAGCTCCGATAGATTATGATGGGTCAGAGAGAATGTCACCAGACATAGAAAGAAAGTTATCTACCGGTGAACACCCTTTAGGTGGACATCAAGCTTTTCCAGATATAGATACTAGTGGTACACCAGATAACTTCGAAGAATTACTAGCATCGAAAAGATTTAAAGATGTTATAGAAAAAGTTAAACGAGCTACGGGGTTAGAGACTGTTGACCCAGCAGCAACAATGTCATTACAACCAATGATGGGACAAGCATTAATGAGAACCATGCAGATAGAATCCCAACATAAACAAGCTTTAGAAGAATTGGCTGTTGAGGTTGTAATGGATAATTTAGGTGTTCCAGAAGGGGATTTACAGTTTGACGTACAACTTAAAAAACCTAGTTTAGAAGGGATGCAAAACAAACCTAAACAACCTAAAAAACCTAAAGAACCTAAAAACCCAGAAGAAGAACAAGAGGCAGCAGATAGACTACAAAAACTTGATTTAGAAAGACAAAAAAGAAGATTTATTAATTCTTTAATACAAGGTTCTTCTAAAAAAGCTTTATACCTTTTCCATATGGTTGAGGAAAGGTTAAACGCTATTAACCCTGATTTAGTTAATTTATACTCATTATTAATGTCTGTAAATGATTTGATGTATTGGGTAATGCCTGATATGGATATGAGAATGGCCGCTGGAGAAGGTGAGAGTTTAGGAGCTGGAAGAGAAGAGTTAGATTTAGAAACAGACCCACCAACAATAAAAGCAGAAGGAGCTTTATTTCCAATACTAGTACATGAAATATTTAAAGGTGTTATGGAATATGTTTCAGCACACGGATTACCATCAGACCCAGAATTTGCTGAAGATGTTATAGGTTTGGAAGATACTTTACCAGCTGAGATTTGGGATTTAAGATTAGGTCCGGTAATTTGGGAAAAGTTTATGGACGCATACCCACAAGAATTAATTACAAATGATGACAGTAGAAGGATACAAAATTATCTTTATTTTAGAATTATTAGTTTAGAAGCTGAACAATTTTTAGATTTAGCAAAAAAAATGTTATCAGGTAGTGACGAAGGCAAGATGTTGGTTAAAAAATTAGTTGATGAAATTGTAGAACAACTAAAAGAAGAAGACTACGAGGAGGCTGTTGGTATTGACACAAACGATGATGATTCTTCTACTATGTTAGCTACCGAACCTAGCGGTTTTACAATAGACGACGTAATTGGTAGTTCAGACGAACCAGAAGAAATGGACGTTGATAATATATTAGATAAAATATCTCGTTCTGGCATGGACTCACTATCTGCGGAAGAAAAAATATTTCTACAAAGTTTAGGTAATTAACCCCCCACCCGTTTATTTTACATAATATTTTACGATATTTATTAGTATGAATAAAGAAGAACTAATATCGGAATATGCAAAATGTTATAAAGATAGTTCCTACGCTATAAGGTCATATCTAGAAACATACGATAACACCCAAAGTAAATACGTACCATTTAAACTTTTTCCAGAACAGGAAATGATGTTAAATAATTTTGAGAAACATAATGAAAATATCACTAAAAAATATAGACAGGCCGGTGTATCAACTGCTACTGCAGCGTGGATTTCAAAACAATTACAATTTGCTTCAAAATCTAAACCGGAAAAAGTACTAATATTAGCAAATAAATTAGATACAGCACAAGAATTAGCCAATAAGATTAGACAATTTTTAAATCAATGGCCTGATTGGGTTAATGTTGGATTTTCAAAAGAAAAAGATTCACAGAGACATTATAAATTAAATAATGGATGTGAAGTTAAAGCGGTAGCGACATCTGTAGATGCGTTAAGGGGTTATACCCCAACAATATTAATATTCGATGAAGCTGCTTATATTGAAGCTGGTGATGATTTATGGGCTGCTTGTATGGCCTCACTATCAACCGGTGGTCAAGTAATTGTTATATCAACACCTAACGGGTATGATAAAATTTACTATGAAATTTATGACCAATCAATTCAAGGAATGAATAATTTTGTAATATCTGAATTACATTGGGAAAACGACCCAAGATTTACTAAAGACTTAGTTTGGATAAAAACAAAAGATATTATTCATTATATGTTGAATAGAGAGGATTATAATGATAGTCTAAATATTCCAGAAAAAGACCAAGATAAATTTAGTAAGTTAATAAGAAAGGGATATAAACCGTATTCTTCTTGGTTTGAATCCATGTGTAAAAAATTAAAATTCGATAGAAGAAAGATATCACAGGAATTGGAAAGTGCTTTTTTAGGTTCTGGTGATAATGTTATACCTATAGAAACTATAGAAAATATAAAAGAAAAAATGATTGAAGAACCTAAAGAAAAATACGCAAGTGGACAACTTTGGGTTTGGGAAGAAGCACAGATAGACCACAAGTATATTATGGGTATAGACGTTTCACGAGGAGATTCTGAAGATTTCACATCTATATGTGTTATTGATTTTGAAGAAAGAAAACAGGTTATGGAATATCTAGGTAAAATCCCACCTGATTTAGCAGCTGATTTAGCGTTTAAATGGGCTAATCTATATAAAGCATACATAGTCATTGATATAACGGGTGGTATGGGTGTAGCAACAGCTAGAAAATTACAAGAATTGGGTTACAGAGATTTATATGTTGAAGGAGCTAACACAGCTGACAAATGGAAGTACAACCCAAAACTATTAGAAAAAATACCAGGTATAAGTTTTAATAATAAGAGAGCACAAATTGTTTCTGCTTTTGAAGAAGCTTTGCGACACGGATTTAACATAAAATCACATAGATTGTTAAATGAATTATACACTTTTGTATTTGTAAATGGAAAACCAAACCACATGAAAGGTAAACATGATGATTTAATAATGGCAATGGCAATGGCGATTTATGTGGGTGAAAGTTCTTTTTCTCAGTTGAAAAAATCTGACGAAATGACAAAGGCTATGTTAAATAGTTGGGTTGGTACTGAAGAAAGTGTTGACGAAAAACCAGTACATTTAAGACCAATAGCAAATAGTTCAACATTAAATCCCCAAGTAAAACCAAATTCCGGTAGTGAACAACTATATAGAGAATATAGTTGGTTATTTGGTGGTAGTAGAAGAAGGTAGAGGTGTGGACTATTTATAATAAAATTAGTATTATTGACATATGGCAGAAAATTTAACTATATTCCAAAGATTAACAAAAGTATTTGGTCCAGACGGACCTAGAAGGGCTGAACCAGCCTACCAACAATACAAGTTCAATAAAGATGATTTATTGAAGACTACCTCTAAAGCACAATTTGAGAAAGAAAAATTAACAGCGCAACAAACAGTTTATTTGTCTAAACAATGGCAAAAAATTGAGAATGAAATATATACACAATCGGTTTACTATGAACCAACTAGACTAGCTTCTTATTATGATTATGAATCTATGGAGTTTACTCCGGAAATTTCAGCAGCTCTTGATATCTACGCTGAGGAATCCACCACACCTTCTACTGAAGGACACATATTGACTATATATTCTGAATCTACAAGAATTAAATCTATATTAGCTGATTTATTTAACAATATTTTAGATGTAAATACAAACTTAGCTATGTGGATTAGAAACACCGCTAAATATGGGGATGACTTTGTTTATTTAAAAATAGACCCAGAGAAAGGTGTTATTGGATGTAACCAATTACCAAATGTTGAGATAGAACGTGTTGAATCAGGTACATACCCAAACGTAAACGTTGAGGGTGACGAAAAAGAAAGAAAAATTAGATTTGTATGGAAAGAAAAAGGTCTTGAGTTTAATTCTTGGGAAATAGCACATTTTAGACTTTTAGGTGACGATAGAAGATTACCATATGGTACTTCTATGTTAGAAAAAGCAAGAAGAACTTGGAAACAATTACTTTTAGCTGAAGATGCTATGTTGGTATATAGAACTTCTAGAGCACCAGAGAGAAGAGTATTTAAAATATTTGTAGGTAATATGGACGACCAAGATGTTGAAGCTTACGTACAAAGAGTTGCAAATAAATTTAAAAGGGACCCCGTAGTAGATTCTAGTAATGGACAAGTAGACTTAAGATACAATCAAATGGCTGTGGACCAAGATTTCTTCATACCAGTTAGAGACCAGGGAGCACCTAGTCCTATAGAAACATTACCAGGAGCAACTAATTTAAGTGAGATTGCGGATATAGAATACATACAGAAAAAATTATTAGCGGCTTTAAGAATACCAAAAGCGTTTTTAGGTTTTGAAGAAGTTGTTGGGGAAGGTAAAAATCTAGCTTTATTAGATATTAGATTCGCGAGAACAATAAACAGAATTCAAAAATCTATAGTACAAGAATTAAATAAAATAGCTATAATACATTTATATGTTCTAGGTTTTGAGGAAGAACTAGATAATTTCGCTTTAGGATTAACAAACCCATCAACACAAGCGGAGTTACTTAAATTAGAAGCTTGGCAAACTAAAATAACACTATATAAAGACGCTGTAAGTGACCCAGGTACTGGTATATCACCTACTTCAGCTACTTGGGCTAAGAAACATATATTAGGAATGAGTGATGATGAAATTAAATTAGACTTACAACAACAAAGGTTTGAGAAAGCAATCGCTAAAGAATTAGAGTTAACTTCAGAAATAATTAAGAAAACAGGTGTCTTTAACCAAATAGATAAACTTTATGGTGATATTGAGGATACTGAAAAAGCTGAAGGTGAAGAAGGAGGTCTTTCTGGTGGTATGATGGGTGATGATACAGAAGGAAGTCCACCAATAGAAGCTCCGTCTATGACACCACCACCAATGCCTAGTGTAGATGCGGGTGGTGGAGATGCGGGTGGTGGAGAACCAGAAGCCGCAGCAGAAAGTTTTAAAGTAGAAAAAGACTTACCACTTATATTAGAAAATAAAGGAATTCATTTACCAGATTTTGAATTGATGAGTAAAAAAGCAAATTTAGAGATTGATAAGATTAATAAAGAAATAGATAATTTAGTTAAAGACTAGATATTTATTTTAAAAAGATATGTCTATGAAATCATTTGGTTATTATAAAAATAATATAGATTCTATATTAGAGAGTTGCTACGGAAATAAAAAATTATTTAAAGAAAACTTCCATGTACTTATGGGAGCTTTAAAACTTTCTAAACCTTTTCGCGAGTTTTTTACAGTTTATAATGAAGTTGAACAACGAAAATTTAAAAATAAAGAAGAGTTAACTGAGTATATAAACGAATCAATATACTATCTAAGACCAAAGATTAAATCTATTAAAGGTGTGTGTAATATATTAGAAAGAGTTTTTGGTAAAAGAAAAAACATAATAAAAGAAAATAATAATAACATTTATAGTCATTTAGATTATCTAATTTATAAGAAAGGTGTTAGAAATATAACTAAAAGATTAGATATTAAGAATAACTTAATAGAGTCTGTTATTAATAAGAAATCTAGTAAAAACTTAGGAACAAAACTAAAACCAGAAGTACTAGCCTATACATTATCTGAGAATTATAATAAAGAATTCAAGAGTCTATCAAAAGAAGACAAACAAGTTTTATCGGAGATACTAACTATAAAAGACCAAAATGTAAATAAACAATTTGAGTCAACAAGAAAAACTATATTAACTAAGATAAACAAACTAGTCAAAGAAAGCAAGGAGGAAAATTTAAAAGCAAAATTAACTGAAACAAAAAATGTTGTTCTAAAGATGAATTCAGACAAACTATCAATATTAAGACTAAAACAACTAGGTAAAGATTTGAATTAGTTTAAGTAAAATCTTATATTTCTATTATAAAGATATAAGATATGAAGACAGGAAAAACCATACCAATAAAAGTACACCCCAAGTTTAAATCATACGTAGGCACAGTAGATTCAAAAAACCTAAAATCGATATATGTTCAATTCTCAAGTTGGGCACAACCTATAAAAGAATATAGTTGTTGGGGTTGTGTTGTTAAAAACTTTAGAAAGTTACTAAAAACCAAAATGAGTAACTTAATTGATAATGATGTCTTTAAAGATAATATGATAGTAGATTTAGATTTACGTAGTAGTGGAGTTGAATTGGGTAAAAAATCCTTTATGAAATGTGAAATGACATTTTTTACTAAAGGTAAGATAAGTTTAAAAGATAAAAAAACAATTAATACTCTTGAACTAAAAACAAAGAAATTAATTAATGAAGAATTAAAAAATAACGAATACTTTTCATTTCATTCAGGAAAAAAACAAAATTAGAGATAGTTTTGTTTTTTTTGTTGGTACCGATATATTTATCTATAGAATAAATTAACTAACAAAACATTAATATGGGATTTTTAGAACCAACTCAACAAAAAGGTATAGGAAACAACGATAAACCAACAACTGAATCAATTTCAGGTGTTTCAGCAAATATGATGAATCTTCACAATTACAGTGAGATTACAGTGATTTATGCAACGGGAACGACTATTACAACTGTTGCTAAAAACCCTCACTTAACTTTAAAAAATAAAGGATGTGTATATAACGGTCAACCTTCTTGGTCTTTTGAAGATGGTGTGTACGATGGGGATTATGATACTATATCAGGTAGAAAACATCACCACCATAGACATCACCACAGTGACAGGCACGGTAACGCTGAATGTCAAGGACAATCTCACATACTAAGGTACGGTGGAAGTGGAAGTACTGGTTCTTGGGAATTTGTTTCTCATGGGTATATCACTAGTGTAACTGACTCAACATCATTAAATCCATTCTCTATACAAGGTAGTGGACAAACAACACCAAATATAAACACAGCTTGGGTAGGTGGTAGTGGAAAATGGATTCCAATGACAGGTACAACAGACAACTACCCTTATGGTAGGTTAAGAATTTGGAATAAGACATATAATTATGGTGGTCTTTACGCTATCCAAACTGATGGAGCTACAACACCTTTAGCTTAAACTTAAATTAAAAATATAACTAATAATTAAAACCTCATAATATTGAGGTTTTTTTTATTCATTGTAATCTATTTATAAATAAAACTAATTTATATGAAGATTTTAGGACCGAAAGAAATAGGACATGGAATATTAATAGAATATGACGCAGGAAGTATTTCACCAAAACACAACTCAAAAATTTTAAGAGAAATAGCCGACCCAAATTTCGACGGGGAAGTTGAGATGTATTGTATACTACAAAAGTACAATGTACCAAATAGAAACGGTAGGGTATATCCAGAGGAGATATTAAAAAGAGAAAATGAAAGATATCAAGACGTTATTAGAAGAGGTGGTTCTATATCAGAATTAAATCATCCAGAATCTTCTTTAATAGATTTAGAAAGAACTTCACATATAATAACTGAAACTTTTTGGGATGGTAATAGATTGATGGGTAAACTTAAAATGTTAACTAGTCCGGGGTATCATAAGGATGGTGTTGTTTCTACAATGGGTGATATCGCAGCAAATCTTTTACGTCAAGGGGTTACATTGGGTATTTCATCAAGAGGTGTGGGGTCACTAAAAGAAACTGGTGGTCACAATGAGGTACAAGATGACTTTGAGTTAATATGTTTTGACCTAGTATCTTCACCATCAACACCAGGCTCTTACCTATTCAAAAATCCTGGAGATGCTGATAAATATGATGAAGTATTAGAGAGTACAAACGAACCTAATACCTTAGATGATAAGGCAAATAAAGCCTTAAAATTAATGTCTAAATTAAATAATTTCTTAGATAGATAAAAAATACCTTTT